TAGTTCTACGCTTTCGATCTATGCTACGATATGAGAACGCTAACGTAGATGATTCTAAAATACTTAAAACATCTTTTTCTAAGGCCGTGCGCTTAGCCATAGAACTATTTCTAATTTCTATAATGCCGATCTGATCCTCCTGAATAGACTGACTATCGAAAGTCTGTTCTCTTACATCTACTTCATTACGTAATAATATTCCATCAAATGGAGCTCGGCTTATGTTTTCCGTTCCTCCTGTCATTATAGTAGGAGTTGAACCGTACTCTGTATATGTACCAGCCTCTAAAACCGTCTTTAAATCATCCATCCAAGTCATGAATAAGCTGTTCCTCCGGCTACCCTATATCCAGTAGCAACTCCTATTTGAATACATTTATTCCTTTCGTGTTCATATAAGTAATCATGAGGTTGATATATATTTCTTGGTTCATCCGATCTCCTATTAATCTCCTCATCGTGGATACGATCAACTATTGCTAAGGCTTTCTTTTTAAGCCAAGCTGTATATCTAACGTCTGTTATGCTTACGTTATCCGAACCGATCCATTGATTTAAGATTTCTGTTGCTGTATCTAAATCGTCATTTAATTTAGAAAGTTTAGGAAAATCGGGATTAGCGGCCGTATAATCTGCCCATGTATCGTAGTTCTGCTTTTTAGCCCAGTCCTCCTTATCAGCATACGGAGTTGTCATTTTGGCATCTCTCCTATTCTGGAGTTAAATCTGAGAATATTTCACCTATACTAAATTGGTCCTTTTTCTTGGCCGCTTCTGCTTTTCGTTTCTTTTCTGCTTCTGCTTCCGCTTTCTTTTTAGCTTCCTCTGCTTTTTTCTCTGCTTCAGCCTCTAATTTTTTTCGTTTTCTTTCAGCAGCTTTTTGTTTCTTTGCTTCCTCTTTTGCTCTTTTTTCTCTTGCTTTCTCATCCGTGCTTTTTACTCCATCTCCGAATTTTTCAAAAATCTTAAGTTCGACCTCATGCCAGAATTTATTTCCTAAGCCGGTTTTTTGATGATATAATCTCATCATATCTTTAACCTGCTCCATATCAGCTTTTGTCCAATCATCTCTGGTAAGAATTTCTTTCATATCGGCATCTTTATTACGAGCAAAATACCATGTGGCTATTCGTGTAAGTAATTTTTTCTCATATTCATTAAACTTTAATTTAGTCATATTTATTCCTCTGATTTGTTATTTTGATATATAAAAGGGGATAATTTAAAAAAAAATAACGCGGCAACTGCGTACCCCTTATCCGCTAATTTGTTTAACCGTCGAAGTCTAAAGCTCCTGAAACAAGGATCGCTTTACATTTATCATTCGAATCCTTGATTATAGGATCAAAAACTCCACACCAAAAGATCCCGACAACATACTTAAAGTTATCATTTACATTTCCTCCATTAGCTCTAACGATGTCAAAGTTATACCCCTGAAGTAATCTATATGCTTTATTTCCTTCCGGAGTTGTTGGAGTTGTGTAAAGAATGCGAGATTCTTTCGTTGTAGGATATCCGGCACTATACGGATACCATCTGCTGGAATAGGCCCAACCAGCTATATCTTTCCTTTCAAGCTGTATGTCCCTTTCAGACTTACCATTAGGATTAATATGAACAGCAGCATTACCGGCTTGAGCATCCTCATGAGTATTCTTATCAGACATAATGAGATATGTCTTCTTTCTAAACTCATTCTCCTCAAGTAGGCCAGTTGCTTTCGCAGAAGTCGCTTGGTAATCATTGAAGGCGTGCATAATATCGTCGCCTCCAGCACCAGCTGCGAATATCTGACCTTGATTAAACATACCAAAGAACTTACCTTGACCACGTAATGGGTCGTCATCTCTAAGGTATATATTATCATCACCGTATGCTAAAAAGGAACTAATAGTTCTGTTCATAGGTTTAACTGCTTGTCTTAATGCTTCGGTTAGTATATCCTTATTCGTCCCAATCCGAGGATTGATCGAATTTCGCCAATTATCTACGACTCTGAAACCTATTTCTACTTTCAAACCGAAATAGACAATCTGGAGTGTAGTCTTGCCGAGTACAGGATGAACTACAGGTAAGTCTTGAATACCTGATCCCATCTTACCAGTTTCCATCTCCTTCCAATCAAAATACTCATAAGACAGAAGGCCTTTTGGAATAGGTTCGATAAGATTATTCTGCTTAAAGAAGTTTAGCATAACGTTCGTCCCATATACAGCATCTACAATCATTGGCTGGATATGTTTGGCTTGTTCCTCTGTTATCTGTGGTGTAATTGACATTTTAGCGTCCCTCCATAATCGTGAACTTCTCAGTAGATGCCGTGGCGGTTATAGCTTTTTTACAGATACCTCCTACAGCTCCTGGAGGAGCTATATCATCACCAGGATCAGCACCTTGTTGTGTAGTGGCAATAGTAAAGCCTGTTGCTGCCGCTTCACTATCGATAGCACTTTCTACTTCGCCGTTATTCGCATTAGTAATCGTAACGGTTGTAGATGTTCCACCAACATTAGTTGCTCCAAAGTCATCCAGAGCATCTAACGCAGCAGTAATAGCATCTGAAACATCCTGTGCTGTCGCGTTAGTAGCTACGTCAATTTCAACTCCTGTGCTACCTGCTGGAGCTGGATTAGTTCCCCCGCTATTTACATCGATCCAAACATGATAATCTTTAGGATCGCCATTCGCATCTATTGCTTGAATAGTAAAATAGGTGCTATTAAGAGAACCGGCTACATCTGCTACACAAACACATGTCGTGACTTCTACGGCCCCTACGGCAGTAGGAATAGCATAACCACCATCAAACTGTATAGTTTGGTTCATGGATATAGCCGTATTAGTCTTACCAATCACGTTATATTCAGTTCCTTTTTGTATGGGTTCGATTAAAACCCATGGATTCGTCGCGTAAGCGATTTTATTATCTGAATCCTTAGTCACGTCAACAATCTCAGGGAATGCCTGAGCTATGATAATTCCAGCAATCGGATTTCCTTTCACATTTAATCTTACACTTGGAAAGGTTCCGTAATACTCTACAGCCGCACCAAGCCAAGCGTCCTCTGTAAGCTTGACAAGTTTAGGTTGTACAGCGTGGCCTGAGCCGCGAGACCTGATTATCCCACTATTATAAAACGCACTTAGTCTTTCCTCTAAAGTCATTTTAGCTCACCTTTAAAAAGCTCCATTCATCAGGACTTTTATCCTTTTCATCGTCCTCCATATCAAGAACACTTGGAGGATCCACTGCCATAGGATCTCTGTAGAATAGTGCCTCCTTAATTAATTTCGATTTTTCTAAAACATTTAATGCCGTTTTAGCATTTTCGAAGTCTAACGTATTAACGTAATCTTCGTTGACCTCATATTTTTCAATAAGGTCTTTTTTGAGATCAGTGAAGTCCTGCTCTAACTTTTTCTTTTGCTCATCTAAAAAAGGAGCGAAATCTTGTTTGAGCTTGGCATTCTCCTGTTTAAGTACATTGACTGATTCTACAAGGCCTTTTATCATATCTGGAGTAATATTTCCTGTATCAGTAAATTCTGGATTTTTTAAGTCAGGTTGAGAACCGGTCGTGTATAAATCATGCTTTCCGGCCTTTCTCTGCCTTGCCACAATTTCCTGAGCCTCCGTTCTTGTTTTGCCTTGGTTAATGAGAGTATCAATTTCTGAAGCATACTCCTCATTGTTTTTAATGTCGTCACCCGGAACATCTGCTGCGTCTTCGGCCATTTTCTTTTCATCCTCTTCGGACTCGTCTTCCTTCTTTTTCTTTTTGTCCTTTTCGGGCATTTTCTTTTCTCCATTTTTTGTTAAATTTTCATTTTGGTTATCAAAATCTATCGTATAAATGCTACCGTCATCCGCTTTAAAAATTATAGCATCATCAACCTCAAAGAAATCTCCTTTCTTGCCGATTTCCTTTTTTATACGTTTAGATTCCTTTTTTGTGAGTGCCAAAGCATCCACCTCCTTTAGATTTTGATCGTTATAGTCTTTTTTAAACCAACTCTTACCACTTTCTTCGAAACATTTCTTACACACAAATTTATTATTTAATTCATATGCTTCACTTCGTGGTGTTTCCTTTCCGCATTTAGCACATTTAAATGTTTCATCCATATCTTTTACTAATCGATATTGACCGGTAGGTCTATATCCCATTTTTATCTCCTCTATAATTCCTTCTTTAAGGAGCTCGTCTATTATTTTAGTTGAGAATCCTTCGTCAAGCCTGGCAAGTCCTTTAGACTTAAGAATGCTTATAATTGCCTTTCTCTCATCTCCTATTACTAAATCATTATTCTGATTATAGCCTTTTCCTTTCTTTTCTTGTTCGTCCTCTGGACAACCACCACGGCCTTTATTTTCTCTTTTTCCTTTTCCTGAACCATCCTTTTTAGGCTTTTTTTTATCATCCATATCGTTTATCATCTCTTTCTTTTTAGCATAACAGGCATCTCCGCCTGCTGTCGAACATCTACCAACTTCTAAATTATTAAGCGATATAGCTCCATGATCTACACGCTTAACATATTGCTTATTACCTATTATCTCATCTTCGTAGCCCATACTTAATTGCCAACCTTCATCTGGGTCTCTAAGATCAGACAACTTATCTATATCATCAAAAGTCACTATATCGGCATAAATCTTCTGATCTTTATCATTAGGTTGAAATTTATGGAAAAACCCGATTATATCGGCATGATGAGAACCGAGCTTTTTAGTTCCTTTTAAAGGTATGTAATCTAAATTTCCATAAACATCTTTTAAATTATCGTAATCTTTATATAGAATGACCTTCTGTCCATTTTTAATATATTCGTAGGGGCCTGCTCTTACAATTGGCCCATGTAATGTTGAGAAGTCAAATTCATTCTCTATAAAGTCATGAGTGTAATTAACATCCGGATATAATAATTCATCTAATATATCCATCGTTTCTATAAAATCCTTTTTTGCTTCTTTTCGTTCTCTTATTTGAACCGCTGTGATTCTTTTTACATTCTCAGCTAATCGCTTTTTTCTGCTGGCCCGTCTCATAGTTTTGAGTTTTTTAGCCTCTCGACCCTGCTCCATCTTTTCACCAGCTTCTCTAATTTCCTTTATTCTTTCTAACCTGGCTATTTTAAACTCCTCACTTTTAATTTTCCTATTCTTTTCTCTACTGAGTGAAGCGACTGCTGTGACACTTTCTCTATACCATTTTTTCATTTTGGCATTTTTCTTTTCTCGAGCAGCTCTTACCTGAGCTTGTGCTAAAGATAATTTACCTCCCTTCGTAACGGCGCTAAATGGAGGATTTTTAGCAACCCAATCATCATAAGCATTCTTTCTAATAATTTTTTCTTTATTTGCGGCATCAATTTTTTTATTATAACTACTTTCGAGATGTTTAATTTTACCTTTTATGTCCTTAATTTTTCCTATTACAGCTGTTCTAAAAGGATCAACATGAGGTTCCCGTAATACTCTTTCAAGACTACGAATTTCCTTATCCTTTCGAATTACTTGTTCGTTAGCTCTATTAAGAGCGTTTCTATTACCTCCTCCTTCTAACTGTCTAAAAAACTTCTCCTGCTCTTTATCGCGTTCAGCTCTTATTTTATCCAGTTTTCTCTTTACTCGAGCTTTAGTTTTCGGCAGTCGATCACATTGAGCTTGAAGCACTTTTTCTTTAGATTTTAATCTTTTAGCTGCCTGTACCCGAACTTTTCTTATCACCTCAGGTGGTTTCTCTGCTTCAAACGTTTTTCCTTTCTTTTCTCCGTATTGTATTTTCGGCCTCTTGACTAATTGAACTGGCTTTGGAACTGGCTTAGATTTAGGTTTAGCTTTTTGTTTTTCTTTAAGTTTAACTAACTGCTTTTCGAGAGCCTTCTTTGCCTTTGGATCAAATTCTTTTTTTATTCGTGCCTTCAATTCTTTAATTTGCTTATTAAGAGAAGGAGAGAATTTAAGTAAGGTAGCCTGTGTAGGTTTTTTGATTTCTCCTTGTCGTCTCTTTTTTAACTCCTTTCTCGCTTCACGTTGCTTTTCCATGACCTTACCAGCTTTCTCAAATGATACTTCAGCAACACGTTGGCTTTTTGGAACGGTTTTAATTTCTCCTTTAGGACCGAACTTTATAACTTCTCCCGGTTTAAGAAAGATATGCTTTCCCTTAATTGTGATCCATCTACCTTCCTCTTTCTCTTTAACAGCATCTGTAGTCATATCTAAACTTGAATGATCCTTACATTTAAATCGGAAAGGAACTTCTTTCCCATATTTTTTACAATAATTAATTCCTGATGATGTAGTATGATTATAAGCGCATGAAGCGCATGATGTATTATTACTCCATGCTTCTTTGACCTTTTTTGTTAATTCTCTTAATCTTTCGGAGTCTGTAGTCATATCTATTTTAGGTTGGTGGATTCCTAAGGCTTCAGCTTTCTTTAACTCCTTAATTGTATATGCTTCTCTGGATGTTGGAGGTTCTTTAACAGCAGTTTTATAAGCCGATAAAGCCTGTGCTATTTCCTCAAACTTTGGCACTTTTGGAATGAACCTTTCCATTCTCGCTGACGAAACAGGTTCGTATGGAACTTTAGAAGCCGAAGTTCCTCCAGGCGTCATCTTTTGAGGATTACCATACACCGGTCCTGATTTCTTTCCTCTAAGTTCGTCCCAAACGAAACCACCAGGACTTCTTTTAGGCATGTCCTCAAACGCTTTCACGGCTTCCTCATTACTATTCATTTGATACTTATACGTCCTATTTGGCTTATTAAGAAACCTAACGTATAACTTATTACCAGACACAGCTCTACCCATCACCATTGAACTTGACACAGGACTTAGGGGCCGATTTTTAAAACTTATCTTTCCTCTATATGACTTACCACTAACCGCGTCTATTAAAGCTGGAGCACCTTTAGCTCCGGCCTCTCCTATTAACGCCTTTAATTCGTCTATTTCTTTCTGACTAAGAGAAGCGTCGTGTGTATCATTTGTAAGGTTATAATCTTGAATAAACTTAATTCCATTGTCTATAAAGTCCTCAACCATATCTTTCGATATACCAAATTTATCATAAGCGGCAGCCAAGCACTGTTCTCTTTTCATTTTAGGTGGCTCATTACCTTTAACATGTTTCCTTATACACCCAGCAACCCATCCCTCAAAGGTTTTCGAATCATAAACATCCTCAGTATTATAGTAAGCCATCCTTAAAACTTCTCTAACAGCTAAAGTTGGATATTTATTCCTTAATATATGAAAATTTCCTACAATTTGTGCCGACTCTGCTGCCAATTTATTTAAGCCACCTCGCATTTCTTTCCCATATATCTCCTTCAAGCCACCTTAAATGTTTCTCTTGAGCTTTCGATTTGTTGTGTAAAACCTCTATTTTTATACCCAAATTTAGCTTTTTTTATGTTTTTTATTGATTTTTTTAGTAATCCTTACATATTTACTTTTTTGCCTCTTTAAAATATGCTTATCATCTATTAATTTAGTTATGGCATAAGCCATAGGATAAGGAATAAAAGTGAATATTAATCCTATAATTATGAATACCGGGTCATTAGTTATCATTGATTTGCCTCCGGTTTTTGAGTTATGTTTATTAATTGTCCTGTTTTATCTGAACCACCATTTGTAGGTTTTACTCCTCCATTACCAGGAGTTATTAAATTAGGAACTTCGTTTCCTTCTTTTTTAATAGCTTTCATATTTTCCTTAGCATATTTCATCTCAAATTTAGCTTTCTTGACCTCCATTTCCTTAATCTGAGCTTCGGCAGATAATATACGTTCTTTTAATCTCTGCTCATCAGATTTATATACATTAAGGTGCCATCGAGGCCATAAATTATCTGTATCTGGAAAGAACCTCCAAATAAAGTTATCCATGACAGGATGACTGAGTTTAATCTGTCTTGAGCCTATCATTTCATAATAATCATCTTTAGATATGACTGCTGGACCGGCAGTAAGACCTCCACCTTGCGATCTACCAAATAGTTGATTCTTAGGCACTACCCAGTACGCGCATAGATCCTCCTTATACTGCTCCATAGCATCACCAATGCCTTTACCTACTTGAGTAGGTTTCATCTCTAAGCGAGCTCCTTCCGGTAAATGCATTCTGCCATTCATCTCATAATAATCCAGCACTTCCATTATTTTATTCTGTTCGGTCACAGTCGGGAATTTCTGTCCATAAAAAAGCACGGCGACTACATCACCCCAGTTTTGGATACCTCGAGCTATGTATATAAGGTTATTAAAATAGCCTAATAAGGAGTAACGTACTGGATCGAACATATTCATCCCCTGCCACTGTCCAGTTAGCTCTGTAGTTCTAAGAACAAACACCCGATCTCTGTGGATGTTTATTTTCTGGTTAAGTCCTCCTCCTGTAAATTCCCACTGTTCCTCATCATAATTTAACCTTTTAGATTTCGTAAGAGTATTTCCTGTTGGCTGTAGCCATCGTGGATTTAATACTTCAAATCTCTTTGGAGGACCCTTAGGTGGCGCTTCTGACATAGCATTAATATCTGATGCTTTCCAGTAGCCTACTGATAAGCCAAAACCCATACCTAAGTCAAATGCCTCCCAATAACGAAGCATATCTAAAAAATTAGATTGCCTCATCCACTTCGTAATATTAGGTTTCTTAACAGCCTTAGCATCCTCTTTGTCTGGATCGCTAATGAATTCGAAGCCATTTTTCACAGAATCTTCTGAAATTCCATACGTAGCTCTTGCTCCAACTCCGACAGAGTTGTGCATCCAGGTATCTAAATCTTGCAGCCTAAAGTTCCTGTCTGACGTACTCATAGCCTGATTAGACTGATAAATATTATCAGAAGGAAAGTACGGCCTCCGAAAGTCATTAACTATTTTTTTCCTTCTACTCGAGGCCCGAAGATTTCCTACAAAATCTGTACTAAACCCAGAAGGTAAATTATTTAATTCTACTGAGACAAGGTCTTTGCCAACTGAGGTACCTGAGATTGCTTGACCACTTTCGAGCAACTCTTTCGCTTTCTCCTTGCTCACAAATCCTTTTACGCCTTTTATAGAGGACATGAAGCTACTATTTGAATCCTTTCTCCTTTTTTAGTTTTATGATTTGGATAAATACTCCTAAATAATTGTCCATAAGGACATCGAAATAGGTTCATCAATTATCTTTCCTCCTTGAACCTCTTATCGTGACATGAGTCTTGTGTCTTCGAAAAGTTTTCGAAAGTATTCTTTTAAAGACATTTATTAAAAACTCCTCAAGCCTAATTGAGATCCTTCGCCACTTCCAGATCCTATAAGTATAACCGTCTATACCATCCAGGTATTCTACAGAGTATTCATTATACCAAATGGTTGATTTGATCAGCCTGTGGTTTAATCCCTTAAATCCGAATTTACATTTTTCGACGACTTTAATACTCATAATCTATTCACCTTGATTTGGAGCGTGATCCCGAGCTCTCAACGCAATGCATTTAAGAACTCGCGTCACACCTCCCATTTAATCCCTCCAGTGTTTTAGTCTGAAATTAGGCTGTTTCGCCAAAATACCAAACTCATCTTTTTGTATAGCCTCCGGAGTACGTAAACCGAGATATTTCCTCTTCAAATTTACGACGAGCTCATCAAAATTTGATTCATCGAAAATACCCGGTGGAGGAATAACCTCAGCTATATCCATCTCATGCTCGGCATTAGCTAAGGCGTCAATAGCATCTAATCTTAGCCCATGAGGAAATTGTAGGATCTCTTTGACCAATTCGCTGTTCCTCAGAGCTTCGAGGAATTTAATCCTCTCGTTTTTAATAGGGGCATATAAGTAGTTCTTAATCCTTTCCTTCTTTTCACGGACATTCCAAACTAAGACGACTACGCAACACTCTAAAAACCTAAAATTGCGCCCCTTTGCTGAATTGTAGAAATCTTCACCTCCGCCTTGCTTCTCAATAACCAGGTATATGTCTATATTCTTATACGTCTGGTGAAATTCTACTATATAATCGTTAACGTCCTCTAAGAGTTCCTCGAACTCCCAGAGTCCAGTAAAATCATTTATAACTAAACGCTCTCCGGTTTTATTTTCTCTCAGTTCTACTGTGTAGCCGGTATAAGAGCTTTTAGGATTAGTGGTCGTGGCTCGATCTAAAGAAATAACTAAAATGTCGTAGTTCGGCCAAGCCTTCTGAACCTTAACAAGTTTAACTTTATCCCACACTTCACCTGTGACCGGATGTGGATTCTGGCAGTATTCAGCACTCCACATATATTCTCCTATGTCGTGCCTAATAGCATTTAAGTCTTTTTTACCTGCCTTTAAGTCCTTAGAATACGTCTTTAATTCAGGAGTAGTGAAGCGTTCCGGACAGAGAATATGTCCATAATATGATATCCCAGAGTTGCCATGACCTCCCACGATTGCGGGGGTCGAGTCCTTACCCTTGCTGGCGACAGGAACTTGCGATCCATCCGAATTGTATATCTGGTCCTTGAGCTCGACCGATTTCGATACGCTCGGTGAGGCGCTCATCGATTCACCTTTGATCGGTGTTTTGTCCTCATACGTGCTGAGGTGAGCGTGTGCTGCATTGATCGCAGGTTGCTCCTCCTTCGCTCCGTCTCCGGTTAGCTGGACAACCGGGGCGATCGTCTCCTCACCCGTGCCTGATGCTGAATCGATCGCAGATTGCTCCTCATCTGTTGCATCTCTGCCTGATGCTGAGTTGATCGATTCTTTGTCCTCACTCGTGGCACTCATCATCGATCGCTTCAAATGTCCGATAGATTGCTCATTCGTGCTGCTCAGCTTCGGTTGCTTTAAAACTCCGATCGATTCCTTCTTCGTGACAAAAGCACCTTCGGTCGGTTGTTTTTCATCCTCGGAGCTGAGGTGATTCGGTTGCAAACCTGTCGGTGTTTTGTCCTTTTTCGTGATACCCTTCATCGATTGCTTCAAAATAGCGATCAATTCGTCATTTGAAAGGCTCAGCATGAATTGCTTCAAATGTCCGATCGATTCATCATTCGTGGCGAAAAAGGTTTCGATCGCTTTTTTGGCCTTTTGTAAGCTGAGGTGATTCGGTTGCTTCAAATATCCGATCAACTTGCTTTTCGTGAGGATCATCCCCCGTTGCTTCAAAAATCCGATCAATTCGTCTTTTGTAGGGGCCTGCTCCTGCTGGATTTTAACCGAATGTTTTTCATCCTCTGTGCTGAGGTGAGCAGGCTGCAAATCTGGCGAATCATAAGGTGTCCTGATGTAGCTCACCAATTTCTCTCCGAACTTGCTTTCGATAAAGTTAAAGAAGTCGTCCTCAAACTTCTTCGTTCCACAAAATAAGAAGCGGTCGGGATTAATATTATAAATGGTAGAGTCGAACTTACGTTCCAGTCCCTCTTCCTTGTGCCTTTCGTCCATAAACGTAATATCGATTGGATCATCGATACATATCAGTAATTTTCTCCCATTATCCTCACGTATATACTCTTTAAGTATTTCATTAGTTTCATCGATAACCCTTCCGAAGTTGCCTATGGAATGTTTTCCCAGAGTATCCTTAGAGGTGATTAGATAAGTGTCGAACCTTGCTCCTGAAGTCAGCCTAAAGTGGTATTCACTATTCTTTTTATCCTTTTGGAGCAAACCTCTTATAATAAAGTAATTATACACGAACTCAGCAACTTCTTTCCTCCTGTCTGTCCATCCTAAATATAGGATGTCCCACTCCTCATCACCAGCATCAGGATCCATCAGCCATTGAAACAGGTTATTGAGGTAAATTGACTTACCGTGATCACGTGGAGCGTTCAATAACAAGAATCGGGCAACTGATTCCCAGAGCGTCTTATGTGCCTTTTTCTGCCAAGCAAATAGCCCAGGATAGAACGGGTAAGAGAATTTAGCTGCGAACTCAAACAATCCGATTCCTTTTGGAACAGTAAGATAAGGCTTAGTCTCCTCATCTTTAGATGTCTTCGCCTGGTTATTAATTAAAGACTTGGCTGATTGTCCTTTCGGGATCTTACCTGCGGCCGGCCCGTATATTTCTGGATGGAGTTTCCTAAATTTGGCGTACCCTCTCATAACTGTCCTCGGGATACATCCGACTTGCTCAGCTATTTTATCAATTTGCTCAGACGTCGGAAAGTGATTCAACTCAAAGTACGGGAAACATGCCGATTGTTTTGTTGGACGGTTCGGGTTAGACATAGAGTGACATGCGGGTCTGTTATATTTAATTAATTATTTAGCACGCTTATAAACTTATCTCTTAATAGCTCATTAAATGATAATATATAACAATTTATAATAATATATCTATATATTTAGAGACAATAGAGACATGGTATAGTAATATATAGTTTTATAATATGTCGATTTATAACAGTAAATAATATGTCTCAAAAGTCTTATAAATTTCACGACTTATATATATAGAAGAAAATAGTTTTTTAAAAATATATAAATTTATGGTAGCAGGGTTTATAGAAAATTATAGAGACAATAGAGACAGATCGCACAAGCATAAATAAAATCAAGAGAAAAGGTAAAAGCTGACTGATCGGCACAACTTTCGGCCGAAAAAATCCTGAATCTCACCTACATTTTTCCGGTCTGCTATGTAAATAACACTATACAACACTATATTAAATAGTTTTAAATAGTTTTAAATAATATCTAATTAGTAGAAAAAAATCTACGGAGTGACTAAATGATGGAAATGATTACGTTGAGCATAGATAAGAAACATAGAACTATGTTGGAAATTTTAGCTGAAAAGAATGATTCAGATAAATCTAAGACTATTAGACGACTTATTAGAGAAGGCTGGGATTCTGATTTTAATAAGGAGTTAGAGAAAAGACTTAATGGCAACTCGGAGGAGTAATTTAACCAATGAGCAACGGTGAGATTGAGAAGTTAATTGACTCCCTGGCTAAGGATTTAACCTCAGATGAGCCAATTATAGCTATTTTAAAAAGAGTAAATGGCAAATCTCTCGGATTACAGAATCAGGTGCTTAATTTATTACATAAACGTCTTAAGTTCTACGGTAAGATCGACTTAAAACGGCTGCTTAAAACCCTTGAAAATGGGTCGGCGTCAGCAGAGCCTGACGTTGATGACACAAAAGTCTATATTAAGATTGCTGAAAAAGTTCTTTCCGAATATAATATTATAACCTTAGAATTAGGTAATGAGGAAAGAATGATGGTTTTCGACTCTAATTCTTATACTTTTAAAATTAGTAAGCTCAAAGGCCGTATTACCAGTCTAATAAAACTACATAACGCTACTCATAGATATACCTACAATGAAGTAATTGACTATATTAAGAAAAACACTCTTTTTGATCCTAAAAAACTTAATTACGACCCAATGATTATGAACTTTTCTAACGGCCAGTATTGTTTTAATAAAGATGGAACAGGCTATTTTAGTCCTACAGATGAAGACGAAAAGGGAGCGTGGCACTATTTTTATGAAATTCCACATGATTATGAGCCGATTGATGAAATGGGAGAAAAGTTTAGATGTCCTAAGTTTAAAAACGCTCTAAGAAGTTGGATTTCGGCCCCTTTCTCTAAGGTAAGAATTAGAGATATATTCGAAGCAATTGGGCTGTGTATGACCATGAACATGAGTTTTAAGGCAGCATTTTTGAACTACGGTCCTCCTCATAGTGGAAAAACTCAGTTCTTTAACGTTATAGTTAATTTAATCGGAATGGAAAATATGGCATTTACCTCATTACAAAGATTAGGTAAGAATGAGTTTGGCGCTTGGGGTTTAGAATATAAAATTTTAAACTATTGCGGTGACTTACCGTCTAAAAAGGTAGATGATAATGGAATATTTAAGGACATTACTGGTGCTGATTTTAGTGTTGAAGCAGAAGGTAAAGGCGAAAGAAAATATAATTTCATTCCGGTAGTTCATTTCTGGTTTAATGCTAATAAGGTACCTCTATTCGCAGATTGGGATGACGATGCTACTTACGAAAGGATGATTATGTTTGAATTTCCTAATCAATTCTTAGAATTTGCCAATGATACTAAAAAGGATTTCTATAAGGAAATAATAAATAATCCGAAGGAAATGCAAGGAATAGTACATGAGGCCATTAAGGGATTTAAACGATTGATTAAAAGAGGCGGTTTTAGAAGGAAGCTCAGAGAAAACACAAAGCATTTATGGAATTATAATGCCGATGTGTTTTATAGGTTCATTTATGATTTTTGTAAAAAATCAAAGAGGAGTAAAATACAGGTAGATGAATTTACTGATGTTTTTACTGAGGAGAATCCAGGCTATGCTAAAAATACTATTACGAAACAGCTACAAAGACTTGGAATTAAAAAGAAAGAACTGAGAATCAAAGGAACGTCAAAGAAGTCCCGGTATTATGTTGGAGTTAAATGGAAACCGTTTGTTAAGGATATAATAGAAGCGCTTGCCTTCGAGGAGAAACAAGAAAGATCGGTTGACGATTTATTTACGACTTAATAAACGGAGGTTTAATTATGTACAAATATATAGATAAATCATATAGAAATACAAAAAGATGGTGTCCTATTTGTGGTGTTGAGCTTAATCCATTTGACTATTACCAGCAGCAAGAGCATAGAGGATACAGTCCGGATGAAACTATACAAATGTGGGAGAATGAAAAGTTGGCTATTATGTGTTGTACGTGTTTTGATATAGCAGATTATGTGGAAAACGGACGTACTGTTAAGGATTTTCTTAACGATCATGGCTTTGATGATACATGGGTTAATGATAAAATGCTGGAAAATTTGGAGGAGTTTGGATTAATTTGAGAGCTAAAAGTTTCCTATTTGGAAAAAAGGATAAGGAACTTCTAAAAGGTTATAAAGGATTAATTGATAAAAAACTATATAAAAGATTAAAGCGGAGGTTAAAAGAAAAAGATGATGATGCCAAATATTAAAAAGAAAGAATTTAGAGTTAGATATAACAGTTCTGAGGTTGTTATTATGACTTATACATATATTCAGGCTTGTAAAGAATTTAAGAAAGCTCATCCTGACGTAAGAGATGAGGATTTCTATATCTACAAATACACAGGAGATGAAAAGAATGACTCGATGGGTTCCTAAAAGAAGGTTAATGGTATCTGGCAGTCGAACTATATTAGATCCTCTATTTGTAAAAAAATGTTTAGATGAGATTAAGAAAACATTCGATTTTGACTGTCTTATACATGGTGGAGCAGTAGGAGTTGATATGGCGGCTGGGTCTTATGCTGACTTTAATAAAATACCTGTTAAGGTTTTTAAGCCAGAATGGAATAAATATGGAAAGGTTGCTGGTATTTGGAGGAATTTAGAGATGATAAAGTCATGTGATAAAGGAATAGTGATTTGGGATGGTTCATCCCGTGGGAGTAAGCATGCTAAATACGAACTACAACGGGCTGGTAAGCTCTTAAAAGTGTTTTATTATAATGGTGATGAATCTAAATGCCAAGATTGCGGTTCGAAGATTATACTTATTAAATATATCGGTGATAATGAAGGATACCATTACGTATGTAGTAGCTGTCATCGAATTTATGATAATAATCTTTAAATATATAGCAAAATACTATAATACTATACAACAATAAATAGAATGAGAACTGATGCCAAATGAAGGATTATAAAATATTGAGTAGGTTTAATGAGCTCGATGAATCAAAGGCTATGTTATTAGATGGTGAAGTTATTTTTGTTATTTCGGAAACCGGAAAAAAGAAAATTGTAAGGCTGAATGGCGGAAACGTTAAAGTAGGTGATATAATCTCTGAGGATGATTTTATAGAGATTAAATATAGCCCGGTTTCAATAACCGATAAAAAAACCATAGAAATATCTAAAAAAACCGGCACTCATCCGGAATTAATAAAAGCTATGTCTCAATTACCTGTAGATATATTAGAAATGATTGTAGAAGCATATAAAAAGGAAAAAGAGGCTAAAATGTATGCCGCATTACAAAAAAGTAATTTTCGTGTAGGAGAGAAAACAATATATAAAACTCTTACTTCTTATGGTTATTCTATGAACGAGCTTCATCAAATTCATATTAAACTTGGTGATATAGGAGATTTGGCTGAGTATGTAGTTTCTAATCCTAAACAAAAAGGAATGGAGGATTTTTTTTAATGCCAGATAAGTTTAAGATAAATAATAAGGAGTTAAACGTAACGCAGTTAAGAATAGATGATAATATAAGACCTGGTGATTTAATGTATGCCGTTGATCCATTATCGTCTCCGAAAATGATTATTCCAACTAAATCTATGAGAACTTGGGAAGTTAAGTTTATAGTATTATCTGAAAACCTTGAACAATTTAAATTAGATATGGTAGCAGGAAATAAGTTAAATTTGGAGTTTGCTGACGGCGATTATAAGATTTCGAGTAAGGTAATCCTTAAGTCGTTAGATGTAGAAGTAAATACGGATCATCCTAACCTTTGGGAAGGAAATGCCATATTTGAGGAAATAGAGGGTACATTTGAGAGGCCAAAAACTACAACAGAGAAGTATTTTGAGGAGCAGCAGATTCCGATGTCAGATGAAATGAAAGAAGCTATTGAAAAAGCCAAAGATGCCGGAATGAATATTCAAGAGTTTATAACACTCTGGAATAAAACGCATCCTAAAAAAGAAATCGAAGATGTTGTAAAAACATCAACATTATCTCATAAATGCCCATACTGCTCCGCAATTCAATCTCCTAAGATTTTAAATGACGGGGTTAAAGATTTTTATCAGTGTAGTTTATGTAGAAGTCAATACACGAAAGTTAATGTAGATATAGCAGATCATTTGGATTCATTCGTATGGCAACAAGAAATACTACAGAATCTCGTTTCTAAAAAAAAAAGAATAGAAAGAATGTTTAGACATGAATCAGGCCCCTAAATGTGATCATACTAAAAAAAGGAAAATAAAAGGAAAAATGAGGACTATAACTAATTATAGACAGCTACCTGATGGTAATTTACAATGTAGGTCTTGTGGTTATATAATTAAGCAATTGAGTAAAAAAGAAAGGAGAAAAATAATAAGTGATATATATGATGTTTCAAAAATCTAAAAATAAAGAAATAATGTACGAATGTGTGACGTGTAAGAATAAGTTTAATATATTAGAATTAACCAACCATAAGAACGGATTTAAGACTTGTCCAGTATGTGCTGGCATCCGTTTTTATATATTAGATGAATAAAGATGAAACAATTAACTTGTGGAATATTCCATAGCTTTGCTGGACATTGGCAGCTTATAGCTGAGGAATTAGGATTAAAGACGGCCTGGTATTACGAAAACTTTAAGAAGGAAAGACAAATACTCGAACATAACAGACCGGATGTTTATATTATAGAAAATTCAGATCAAATTAAAAAGGAAGTAGATATTATAATGGGATCACCTCCATGTGTTGGAATGAGCCAAGCTAATCCTAAAGCATGCTGCGAACATCCAGCCAATGAGGAAATGAGGATATTTGCTCAAAAAGTAAGAGAATTAAAGCCTGAGTATTTTTTCATGGAAATGGTTCCTACACTGCTTCAAGACAGATTTAAACCTATTTATCAAGAATTGATGGATAATTTTAATCGAAATCATAAAACGGTTGTAAAGACTTTCGATTTTAAGGATTATGGCACTCCTCAAGCCAGAGAGCGAGTCCTGATTTATGGATGCCGAAGTAAATACCTCCTTTTTCCTAAACCGACCGGAACTTCTACTATACGTGATGCTCTGGATGGCCTGAAAAATTATAGTAAGGAGGAAGCTATAAGTTTAAACATAGCTGTAGAAATGAAACCTCATTGGAAAGGCCCCTACAGCATGTTTGTTAATAACCCGGAGTATTTCAACTTGGAGTGGGATGGAGTGAGTAAAGTAATCACAGCGTTAGGCTCGGGTTATTTAAGACACCCAGATGGACATAGGAGGATAACGTATAGAGAAGCTGCCAGATTTATGGAATTTCCGGATGACTATGACTTCTCAATTCATGCTCTAAGCCAAATATTTAGAGATATAGGCTGGGGAGTGCCTATTTTAGGAATGGCAAGAATTTTAAGGAAATTATTAGATTTTAATGGAAAAAATGATGGCTCGTATGAGCGATTATATATTAAAAAAAGTATGGAGGAGTTTTTCTAATGGATGTATGGATTGTACTGAACGAGAGTGATACGATCATCAAAATAGGAGGACAATCAGAATGTCATAAATATAAGAACGATTGTGATGATAAACATCCCTCGGGTAAGTATAGACTAAGAAAACTTAAAGAAGGAATGAGAATTGTTAATGCCAAGAAATATCATAGCTAATAGCGAAATGGTATATCATAACCAAACAGGACTCCAGGAAGTGGTATATCATAATGCGGAAAAAAGAATGGGAGTGGTATATCATAACAGAAATCTATAATGTATGTCCCTTATGTGGTAATTCGCTTACTTATATAGGAGATATATATTATAAATGTAAAAATTGTGGAGCGAACTTTATGAAAAGCGATTTAGAGCTACCTGATAAGCAGCAGAGTATGGAGGATTTTTTCTAATGTATTATTTTAAGAACGATAAGGGTCGGGATCCGTTTACGACCGGAAAAGAGGCCATGAAAGACGTAGGCCAAATTGTAGATGATATGATGAAGTTTGAGAAGGAGTTTGCTTCGGTTTTATATTTTGAGAAAGATAAATTTAAAAACGAATTTGATCGGAGGAAAAAGAAGGTTAAACCAACATAACGCTTATTCGGCTCCTATTGGGTTTTATATGATCCCCTCAATCATTCCGTTAATCACCTGGTTTCCCAATAGGAGCCACCTTATAAAAGAGATGATAATATGTTAAGAGATAAAAAAGACGATCCTAATAAAAGGATATGGCTATGTCCAGCTCATGAGAACTGTAGGAAATGTAAATTAAATTTAAGACTTAAACCACAAAGACCTTACGGCACATTAAATACAAATATTATGTTTATAGGTGAATCTCCTGGAAAAGAGATCGATCAGGACCATAACTATGCCTGGGCTTGTGGTTCAGGATTTTATTTTAAAAAGTTCTTAGAAATGTTCGGTTTCAATAGAGATGAGGTATATATGACAAATTTAGTTAAATGCTTCAATCCTGGTACAACTGAGGAGCAAATAGACAATTGTAGAGATTTTTTAGAGCTGGAATTAATATTAATAGAACCGAAGGTTATTGTATGTACAAGTCTTATAGCCTTTAATAATTTACCAAATATACCTCAGGTTAAACATGCTAAGGTGATGAGAATATGGCATCCATCTTATGCTCAAAGACCTGGAAATGAGGAGAAATGGAAAGAACAATGGAAAGAGGTGAGGAGAGTGTATGATAATAGGATGGCTATGTAAAGGATATACTCATTTAAACGTTAAGTCTGTAGATGGCATGCTCAATATACGGGTGCCTTTATTAAATATGTTATTAAAAAAGCATAATATTATATGGCTCGGCCATCAGAGGCCGAAAAGACTACTTAATGATAATATGTTCTATAAACCGATTGTAAAGGAGTATTTAGATGCGTATAAAAGATTTGAAAAGAGTTATATAGGTGAAAAGAAAGTAGCGACATTCTTTACTTCATTTCGACCTCAAGAATTTCCTGAATTAGATATTTTACTTGTAGAGATCAGCAGAATACATGTATATGCTCCGTTGTTTGCTTCGGTTATAGATTATTATAATAATTATACTAAGACTAAAATAATCCTTTGGGACACAGATCGATGGCTAAACGACTTTGCTCACTGGCTTCGACCCTTTCCAAATTCAGATTTAACTGACTTTAAAATATTCGCACCCTATAAAGGCAATAAGGAATATGCGCCATATCTCGGTCCAGAATGGTACAATATGGCACCATTCCCTTACGACCGGACAAAAGAGCTTGAAATTACTACGAAACCTTACGATCTATGCTATATAGGAAACGATTATAGGAGAAGGCCAAAAATGGAAAAGTATTATAATTTTCCTTTTGCTGACGTATATGGTAAATATGATGATGATGAGTGGAAAGCGACTATGAAATGTAATTTTAGGGGCCGAACTAAACCAGATGAAGTGAGAGAAATATATAATCAGTATTCGTTTTGTGTTCAAATAGTTAAAAAGGATTACGAAAAGTTCGGCCTAATGACTCCTCGGATTAACGAAGTGCTTGAAGCCGGGACGCTAATTTTAGTAGATGGGGATATCATAACAGCCAGTTTATTTGTAGATGAGGAGTATATAGTTCATGATACTGAGGATGTGTTGAAATGGAAAGAAAGATTAGATAAAATGACAAGTGAGGAATATAAGAAAAGAGTTATGAGCCAGAGGAAAAAAGTAGCCTCATTTTGTAGCTATGATTCACTACTCAGTATATTTTCATTAGATCAAGGTCATGAGCTTGTTAAAGGAAATATCAAGCTTGGACAACAGAAGTCAATGACTGACTTCTTTTAAAAACACAAACAAAAGGTGATAAAAAAATTTTGAATGTTATCGTTACCGGCGCAGCCGGTTTGGTAGGATCTCACGCAGCTGAGTTTTACGCTAAGGATCCTAATAACTCCGTGTATGCTATCGATAACTTATCCAGAGCAAAACTGATGGATAAAGAAATCCTTTATGCGAAATATAATTGGGATTATCTCGAGAGGATATATTCCAATATAAAATTCTATAAGAAGGATGTAGTATATGATTCGGAGTTTGTCGAGAATCTAATAAATCAATGTGAGCCAGACATTATTATACATGCTGCTGGTCAGCCGGGAGTTCCCACTTCCATAGATCGGCCATATTATGACTTTTCGAATAATGTTATTGGTACATTTAATATGTTAGAGGCTGTAAGAAAAAGTCCGTTTAACCCTGCCTTTATATTTACCTCAACTAATAAAGTGTTCGGTGAAAACGTCAATCTCTTACCAATAGAAAAGAAGGATACCCGATATATATTTAACTTCACTAATAGATTTGGAGTTAATGAGGAGTTATCGACTGGTTTGACTAAACACACTCCTTATGGAGCATCCAAATTATGTGCTGATACCTATTGTCAAGAATATGGAAAGATGTATGGCATGAGAACTGGAATATTTAGAATGAGCTGTATATACGGCATTCGGCAATTAGGAGTAGAGGAGCAAGGATGGGTAGCTCATTTCGTCCTTTCTATGGTTAATGACAGGACTATTAATATATTCGGAGATGGCTTACAAGTAAGAGATATGCTTTACGTAACTGATTTAATAAACGCAATGGATAAATATGCCGAAAAATCAAGACGGTATAAAGGAGAAGTGTTTTGTATTGGTGGAGGTCCAAAGAATACAATTTCTTTAGTCGAATGTATAGAATTATTAGAACAGTTGCTTAATAAGAAGGCGAAGCTCAAATTTCACGACTGGAGGACGAGCGATCAGCAAGTATATATTTCAGATATTAAAAAAGCGAGAGAATTGCTTGGCTGGGAGCCTAAAGTAAGCCCAAAGGTTGGAGTAGGTAGTTTAGTTAATTGGGTATTAGATAATAAGGAGGCGTTAAGAAATGGTTAGCGAAAAGGATATGCAGTTTATCTGGGTAATACTCGATGAGCTAATAGAAAAAGGATTAATAAAGGAGAACTATGTTAAACGACTGGAAAATATAAAGCATAATCTTAATATCGAAAGAAAGGATATGCTGGAAAGTATATTTGAGCAGCAGATAAACCTACAAATTAAATGCGGACATGAAGTAGAATTGCTTGAGGGCAACCAGCCTTATATAACTGTAATGACAGTCGCTCTAATAGATGAGGCTATGGAGGCCTTAAGAGAAACACCATGGAAACCCTGGAAAAAACAACAGCAGTTTAATAAAGAAAAAATGCAGGAGGAGCTTGTCGATTTATTACATTTTTTCGTAAATTTATGTTTGGCATCAGGTATGGACGCAAAAAAGCTATTCGAAGTCTATACTTATAAAAATGCTATAAATCATCAAAGACAAGAGGATGGTTATTAAATATGCCGAATATTACACCATCTCAAGCTACTGCTCGTTCAGCCAGAAAAAGGAGAGTTAATAAAAACAAACCATTAATCGAATTCACTATTAAATGGTTATGGGAACATCTTGGAAAAAGATTTAAAATGGATGAAATCGTGTGGTTTTACAGAAAATCGCTTGGCTGGTTAAACAAAAAACTTACTCCGGATGATAAGAAAGTATTATTTAACTTTAAACGTACAATGTCATCCTGTTTTTCTCTTTTAGTGTCCAATGGGTATTTTAAAAAGGATACGAAATATAAATCTAAGGCTACATATTATGTAGCATCATTAGATATGGTAAATGGCCTTAGGGATATGTTAGCTCTAAAGAGATTTAAAGACTTTACAAAAGGAAAGCGTGGAAAAAATTTAATAGGAGGACCGATACCTGAAGCATTTGGAATGTACTTTATAGAGCCAAGCGGCATAGTTGATAAAAAATTTAGAGAATTATGGGAGGCGAGTAGATTATTACCTTCAACATAATCTTAGAAGGATGCGACTGTGTAGGTAAAAGTAGTATATATCAAATCCTACTTTCAAGAGGAGAAGTGGTTGTAGGATCTCATTTTGGTGCTCCAAAAAATAAAGCAGAAGGAAAAAGAGATTACACCAGCACTATGAAATTCTTAAATAATCAAACCGGCATAATATTTGACAGATGGGCTTTAGGTGAGCGAGTATATGGTCCGCTATTTAGAAAATATTATCCTGACTATATGGATAAAATTGAGAATGAACTGAAGGATCATAATTACCTATTTTTAATAACGGCATCAGTTAAAGTAGTTAGAAAACGCATATTAGAAAGCAGACATCAGGGAAAGGAGAATAAATACATAGAAACGATATTAAAGAGCTTCGAAAGAGAATTTAAGAAATCTAAATATCCAAATAAGTTTATAATAGACACGACTAATATTACACCAGACGAAGCTGCCGACCAAATAATTGAGTTTATTAGAAAAGATTGTGTATCAAAAGGGAGGTCGATGTATTGATGGTTATCGTAATAGAAGCAGAAACAGCAGATGAACTTTTTATTAAAGTGGCTAAAGCTATGATCGAAAAAGGAGAAAGAAGGTTTGTCAGAGGTCTTGAAACAATAGAGCTTGCTGATGCTTGGATGGTATTAAATAATCCATTAGACTGTGTAGTTAATTTAGCAGAAAGAAATATTAGTGCGGATTATCTGAAAGGAGAGTTAAACTGGTATAATTCTGGGAGCCTTAAAGTAGATGATATTGCTAAATACTCTAAATTTTGGCTTAATTTAGCCGATTCTAATGGTACGGTTAATTCTAACTACGGATTTTTAACTAAAGTTGAAAAGTGGAGTGGTATAAGTCAGTTCGAGTGGTGTATTAATAGACTTAAAAAAGATAAATATACAAGGCAGGCAATTATGAATTATAACCAGCCAAGACATAAATATGCCGAAGTTAAAGATTTTGTATGTACAATTAGCCAACAGTTTATAGTGAGAGAGGAGAAGCTGGACAGTATAGTTTTAATGAGGTCTAATGATTTAATCTATGGGCTAACATATGACATAGTATGGTTCTGTAATCTATTAGATGAAATAGCTGATATTCTGGAATTACCAATCGGTAAATACATTCATTACGACACTTCTATACACGTTTACGAAAGGCACTTTGAAATGTTAAATAATATGGCTAATGCTAACTACGAAATATGTAGTAAGTAAAAATTCTAAAGGAGGTGAAAAAATGAAAGATATAATGCCAAAAAATGCTTGTAGAGAAGTTGCGTACATACCTAATGAGTTAGTAAAATTTTTAGACGCAGCCACTACCGAGGATCTCGAGGATATGATAAATGATTTTATTATGACCGAGAAAGTATGGATTAAAGAAATACGACCAGTTGCTTATACTGGCACATCATGTGCGAAAGATGTTAATAGTGAAGCAGTAAAATGGGATTACTTCACACGGTTCGGTGTCATTATTAGATATGAGCCAAGAGCTGGACAGGAGAATTTTATTGAACCAGGTTGTAAATTATGCGGTGCTAAAGAATCTGAAAGACATGGTAGATGGATCGACGACCAGTTCTATTGTATGGAGTGTATTCGTGAGAAACTTAATTCCTAATGAAAGTAGAATTAGGAGATATATTCTAACTTTTTTTTATTTTTTATTCTATAAGCCTTAATTCAATAATTATAAGGTGCAACTTGCGCAGATGGCCCGACACACAAATTATTGTGGTTTAATATAGCTTGAATGCGATAAAAGTGTGATTTGTTAAGAAAAAATATATACTATTATCTCCTTTTGTATAAGGTTGTTAGCTGATATAAAGATTTATAAATTATTATATACTCTTATATATTATGAAGGAACCCTTTAAAGTTATAAAAAGGAGTGAGCGTAGCGAGGTACCTTCGTTTTCGGCATCAAGAATCGGTTCGGAGTATTGGTCCTTTTTTTTAGACTTGACTGATCCTGAACCTATAACCGATGAACTCAATGAAATCTTTGACGCCGGGAATGTCGTTCATCATTATGATGAAATATACTCCGAAGGAGGACGTGGAATAGTAAGCTGTGAAAGTTATATAAAAGCAATCCACGAAAGTGAAAAATTCTGTATTTCAGGACTACACGACTATATTAAATTAGATCGAAACGGGTTATATATCGAAGACCTGAAATCAACTATTCCAGGAGGCCTCTATTGGTTTTTTAAAAAAGGAGTTGATGATGGATATAAGCTACAGCTGTCGGTTTATGCGTACCTATATTACCTGAAGCATGGTGTATGGATTGATACGGGAGTCATTACTAAGATTAATAAGGAGAATACAAGAGATCGAATATCCTTAAGTGCCAAATTATTTCCATTGGAGTATATTCGTGACGTAATAGTTAATCATCCAGTAATGAAAACCATTTCAGGAGAAATGACCGAAAAAGAACTTCTGAGTGTTGCTTATGCCAAATTAAAAGAAATTGATCCAGAATGGGCAAAAGGTAATAGAAAAGAAGCATGGGTATGTAAAAACTGTCAATATAAAGGTAGATGCGAACTACTTTTATATATCGAAGAATTGGATGAACATATAATATAAAATAGGTGAATTAAAATAGTAAAAAAATATAAAGAACCCAGCAGAACTTTTCAAATAGAAAAGTATGGATCATCAGCTGTTATTGTACTTGATAGGACTATAAGAACCTTATTAGGTATAAGCTGGGAGGATATTGAGGAGCATAGGATTGGAATAAGAGCTGAGAATATACAGGCTGTTCATTTAAATCCTACTGATGATCCCGCGCAGAAAAAAATAGATGATTTTACCAAACCGGAGGAATAGTAAAATGGCAAAGAAAACAAAACCTAAGGAAACAAAATCACCAGCTCCAGTTAAGAAAAAAAAGGAGACTAAGCCTAAAGAGAAGCCGAAAGTTATTTGTCCTTTTTGTGGAGGAGAGTATGCTTCCGAAACAAGTATGAAGAAGCATAAATGCTCAGGTCAGTTAAAAAGTGGATTTATGGTTCGATTTAAAGCTACGGCGTATTTCAAAAAAGTTATTGAGATTATTAATAAATGGTGTGAGGACGCTAAAATAAGAATTAATAAAGATGCTTTAATAGTAGAATCAACTGATCCCGGAAAGGTTGGATATATCCAATTTACTACAGAAAGGAGTAAATTTAGTGTCTATAATATAGGTAAGGACGAAACATCAGCTGTCATTAAAGTTCCAGATTTAAAGAACGTAATGGCAAGAGGAGAAAAGGACGACACTTTAACGCTATTTTACGACACAGATGTTATGAAATTTACAGTCATATTCTCTACTAAAACAGGAAGGAAACGAACCTTTAAAATAGGTGTTATGGACGATGATGACTTTCCAGACCTGGAAAATAGTTTTAGTAAGATGAGAGATTATGAGTGGCCGGTATATTTCAACGTGGATCCCGGCATATTAGAGCAGATTATTAAGGACGCTAATGTATATGCTGAGATTATAAACTTCGAAACTATAAACGATAATGAGGATATTAATCTATGGACAGTTGGACCTGGTGGCTCTTACGAATCTGAATTCGGCACAGATGAGATTGTTAATTTAATGATCGATAAGCCATGTAAGAGTATGTGGAGTATAACACATCTACTAAATGTTCTTGCTATTAAAATCATGACAAAGGAGCTAACATTCCAAACGGATCATGGCAGACCGGCAATATTAACTTTCGAGTTAAAAAATGGAATGGAAATTATGTACGGTCAGGCTCCAAGAGCAGAGCAAGGATATGATGATTACGATGAAGATGTAGATGAAATCGAAGCCGCGGTAGAAAAGAATAAAGAAAATGAAGACGAAGAATCAGAAGATGAGGAGGAGTTTGTAGATGAGTAAAATATGCCCAATGTGTAAAAATGAGAAGGAAGCTGATCAAATAGTCTGCGATAAGTGCTACGAAGAATTTAAACAATTAACTGGTTTTTTAAGCAGACCGCCACCCATAATATCTATTGGCAGAATTGGTATGCCGCCACCCTTTTTATGTGATGATTGTAAAGACACTTCTGACGACAACATATTAAATGAAATCAAAAGACATCGGGATAAATCTGAAAAAGTTATAGACTTATTTCCAGGTCATTTAGAGGACTTTGGCTTAGGAGATTTATCGGGTATAGCTAAAATATTTTTTAGAGATGGTGTAATGCCACATGAGTTTTTATCGATGGTTATAATAAAGGAACTAAGATTATTAAAGGAGGAATTAAAAAATGTCACAGGAAAATGATGAAAAAGAAAAAATGATATGTCCTATATGTGGTAAGGAATATACGCTTAAGAGGTATTATGATAAGCATATAAAAGGACACGAAGAAAAAGACAAAAAGAAAGCAGAGCATAAGGAAAAAATAGAAAAACAGCTAAACGAAAAAGTCAAAGAGGTAAATGAGAAGCAGAAAGAATACGAAGAAAAGAAAGATAAGCTGTCGCCAAAGGATGATGAATTTTGGATGAGATTCTGGGCGACATTAGAAGGTATATCATCTCAGAACGCAATGATATTAGGAGCTTTAGAGAATATAGAGAAAAACACTAACATAGAAAAGGAGACTAAGATTAGACTGGAAAGCCTAATAGGACACGCTCTTAAATCTCTTGATAAAACAAATGAAATTACAGAATTGATTGCTAATACTCCAGCTGTCGTTTTAAAGGATAATCAAGTTGCGGTAATTGATGAAGGAAAGAAAGTAGAATCGGCCCCTATATCAAAGAAAGCTCAAGAAAGGACTCGAGTAGAGGAGGAAATAATAACAACATCTGATGGAGTACAAATAGAACAGGAGCTAACTCCAATGCCAGGTTCGAATAATAATGCTTTCGGTAATACCTCGGGAGGATTTACAGATAACGAATTTAAAGAAGTTAAGGAGAAGGCTATTAATAATGCTAAGAAGGAGATGACAAAGAGCACTCCAGTTAATAACTTCGATGAGGAAAAAGAGTATCAAATAGAGGCGGAGATAAAAGGTTCAACCCAGAAAGCATTACTTCTAACTTTTAATATAGAAGGACAGCCAGAGTCGTGGGTACCTAAATCCACGGTTAAAAGCAGCTTTAGAGATGAAAAGAACATTAAGCAATACTTCGTAATAGATAAATGGATTTTAAAGAAAAACGGAATTATATTTTAGGAGGATTAAATATGATGGAATTAGAAACAAAGTTAAGAACTATACCAAATTTTAGAGAAAAGACCCACATGTTCGCAAGTAAGTTAAATCCTTTAAATGAAATGGAAATAGTTGTAGCATCAGTAAATGTAAGAATAGGAGATTGGTCGGCATATCTCGGAGACATATTAATAGGTCTAAGTGCTGATGATATAATTAGACATGTAGCTGAATTCGGGACCAAACTAAATAAAACAGAATCAGCTATGTTATTTCCAAGCATTTCGAAGGATTATAAGTGGAGGGATTAATATGGCGGACGCCCATAATTACAGTTTTTTCGGACAGAATACTGGGATTATCTTAAATAGTAAGAAAGACGATTTAGCCGTTTGGCTTAAATGTATTAAAAGAAAGCCTGATGGAGTATGGGAGAAACCCAGTGCTGGTGAAGGTAAAAGCGCTAAGTTAGGAATTGAGGAAAATATAATGATTCTGGAGGTTCTAAACAAGCGCGCTTTAAACTGGACAACTTACCATTCTTATGGTGACGCGAAAACATCCATTTCATTCTCTTGGGAGGATGAAAAAGCTACAAAGCTATGGATAAACATCGGGGAATACTCTAAAATGTTAAATAAACCACAAGCCGAACTGCTTAGAAGGCTACTTAACCATATAGTAAAGGAGCAAGTAGAATTTGGAACCGTTCAAAAGCCTAAAGCAAATTAATTCGGCACCAAATTTTTATTTTTTTTTATTCATCATTTTTGTTTTTCACACCTTAATTCAGGATTATATCACAATAAAAAATGTGAATCGGGAGTATATTTTCGTCTTCGAAATAAAAACATTTAAATACTAACCTTGATTAGAATACTATTAACAAAAAAACTTAAAAAAACCAGCAAAAAATTTGTGAGGAATGATAAATTATGCCAAATAAAAGATATATACAACAGAAAAATGAGTTAGATTATATCAGCTCATTAGTTGCCACTTGGGAAAGTGGTTCGTTAGGAATTTTATTAGAAGGTCCGCCTGGAGTCGGGAAATCCCTCCTGGCAGAGACATTAGCAGATGATTATGTAGCTGATATCATGAAAAGATTAAAATGCGGTAAAATCTCAAGGAGTGAGATTCTTTTCGTGATAGATGGTTCAAGAGATTCAGACAGACGTGATTTTGAGGGGCTACAAACTCTTGACGAAAAAGGTACAGACTTTGAATATGCTCAATTACCTAAAGCGATTATGGCGGCTAACAAATATGGCATCGCCATCTTAGTAATTAATGAAATCAACGCCATCTTAGAAAGTGAGCAAATCTCTTTTAACTCACTACTCTCCGAAAACTGTATCAACTTGATTTCGAAGCACGGAGAACGACATGAGCTAAATGAAGGTGCTAAGTTAGTTGTCATAGGAACTATGAATCCCGGCTTAATGGGAACTGTAGAGCTACAAGATGCTTTCGATGACAGATTTGTTCCTACTATTAAAATCAGTTATCCATCAGCTGCCAGGGAATCAAAAATCTTAAGAGACGTAACTGGTGTGTCGAAAGATGTTGCCGATATAATCGTTGAGACAGGTAGAGCTTTAAGAGATGGTTGTGTAATAGATATGAATATTCAGAGGATCTTTAGCACCCGAAAAATGGTTAATTTCTGTAAAGTCATTAAGAATATGCCAGAAAAGTTTATCGGAACTAATATAGAGAACCTAATCATTAATAGGATCTGCGAGGACAAGAAAGCAGTTAATACGGCTAAAACGGTTATGATAAACAAGAAATTTGAGGAGAAATTAACCCAAGCAGTTAAAGCTATGAGAAATCCTTCCGAAGTTAAAGTCGAAGCTCCTAAAGTTCAAATCAAAACAGGACAAGAAAGTACAGCCATTACTCAAATGAGACAGCTTATTCACTCAAAATATGTGGCCGGAGGAGAAAGTGCGATCTTTAATAGTAAAGGGGAAATTAAATGGGGAGTATTAGACGGAATATGGAAAGCTGAGCCTGAAACTATTCAGGAATACTTCAAATTATCAATTCCATTATTCGGAGATTTGTATAGAGATCCCGTCACAGGAACTGGGAATGAACCAGAAAAGAATGGAGCAGTCACACGAACTTATATTATATGGCTTAACCGCAAGCATAAGGAGGACTTAATGGAGTTTATCACGAAAGTGGCTCCTATTATACCTGAGGAACTTTTATCCTAAATAGGCTATACTCAGTTAGCATGCCTAACTGAGATGGTCACCTATTAAAAAGGTAAAAAAAATAAAACCGAGTGATTAAAAATGATAAAATTAGAATATAATAAAGAAATGGATGCCAGCTTAAAAGACTTTGCTCAGAGAATAGCAAATAAAGAAGTTGGCCTAAGATGGGTGGATCAGAGTCGTTTCTATACAGATGGTGAGACAATCTACTTATCTACAGAAGTACAAAATGACTACAATGCCATAACTGGCTTACTCTCACATGAGGCAGGCCATATTGGTTATGGTTCATTCAGTATAGACGCCAAAGCCTTAGCTGCTACCTGGAAAGAAAATAATGTTCAACTTATTCAGGAAATAGCTAACGTGACTGAGGATCCTCGAGTAGATAAAATTCTTAGTATTGAATGGCCTGGAGCTTACGATGGAATGGTTAATTATATTAATAATTCCGGCGTAAATGAAAGGTTTATTAAAAATATCGAGGAGACTAAGAATATTTTAGGATATATCTATATGTTCTTAAATGACGAGAAAGGCTTTGATAAGAAGCCTGATATAGTTCCTATTACGGATGCTGAGTGGAAAGTTATTGGTGACATGAAAGAAATCCTACTAAAAGAACTTTCTACAGCAGCCTCAATACTGGCTATGAAAAATATCCATAACATAGTTAAGAAATATATTCCCGAGAATAACCGAAATAATCAAAAGAGTATGCGGGAAATGTTAGGAGATAATATGATTAGACATCCTCATCAGAATAGATCGACTAACTACGACAAAGCTCGAGAAAATCAAGAAGCAGCTCAAACTAATCAAAAGGTTGCCGAGGAGTTAGAAAAGATCGAGGAGGAACTTAAGAAACAAGCTAAAGGTAAAGCTAAAGGTAAAGGCCAAATTGACCCAAAAAATATAAAATTAGGAGATGGTGAAGGAGAAGGCGAACCAGTAGCTCGAATTGACTTAGGAATGAATGTTCCAGGAAAGAATGACTATAATCCTAATGGTGAGCCAGACATCCCACTTATAGAATTGGATCAAGCTACAAAGGAGAGATTAATTAAAGAGTTATTAGAGAAATCCAAAGAGCAAGTCGAAAAGGCGATCGCAGAGACGAAAGAAATTAAGAAACGACCTAAACCAGAGCTTACATGTGGCAGAAAAGTAAATACTCATAAGATCGAAGAATTTAGAACATGTAGTGAAACCCGAGCTCATAGCTTAGTTCTAAAGGAGAACGCCGCTACTATTAAACGGCTTAAAGTTAAGTTTAAAGACCTTAAGAATAAATCGGGTATGGATAACTCCCAAAGAAGGGGCCGATTAAACTCTAAGCTCATTAGAGCCGTGACTTCTAACTATACTTACGACAGGATTTACTCCCGAAAGATTAGAGATAAGGAGTTAAGGCTATTAGTTATGGTTGATGTTTCAGGCAGTATGTCAGGTGATAAGATAAGTATGGCTAAGGAGGCATTAGTAATCTTGGCAGAATCTCTACAGGGAATAGCTGACGTTAAGATCGTACTATTTAACGGAAGCTACGAAGCCTATAACACCGTACTTAAAGATTGGAAGGAGAATATCACAGCTAACAAGACTGACAGGATGCGATCTGGACGATCTAACTTGGATGGTGTTAGTATAGCATATGAGGCCAAAGACTTAAATCCAGATGACTACATTATAGTTATCTCTGATGGACAGCCAGCGGGAAGTGGTTATGGTATTACCGAAGCTATTGAGGACTTAAAGCCTGTAAAGATGAAACATAAGATATTCGCCTTCTCAATTTACGCAAATGGCTCTTACTTAGAGAAAATGTATGGTAATAACTACTGTATAGTAAATAAGAGGAAAGAATTAGCTCCTAAGCTCTTAACAGCCGCCGAAAGAATAATTAGAGAATTTAAACATAAATAAACCTCACAAATTTTTTATAGGCCGTATTACTATGCCAGAATTACTGGTATAGGCGGCCACCTATAAAAAATAAAAAAATAAGGTGATTAAAAAAATGAGTATAAGAAGAAAATGTGAATCGTGTGGTCATATATTAGGACCAGATGAGGAGTATGCCGAATGTACTGCTTGCGGTAATACTCTATGTTTATCTTGTATTACAGAATGCGTAGAATGTAATGAACCATTATGTAGTAGTTGCTCTATGGAATGTGTAGAATGTGGTGAAATTATATGCCAAGACTGTTATGTCGAATGTAGTGATTGTCATAATGAGCTTTGTCTTTCATGTGCTAAGACTTGTGCTACATGTAGTGAGTATATATGTCCAAACTGTGCCAGAATATGTGATTGGTGTAGTGAATATCATTGTAGCACTTGTACTAAACCAGCTAAAGGATTCGATAATACATTTGTGTGCGCTTTCTGTAGTAGGGAGCATGACGTTCAACCTGAGGTAGAACCAGATAAGGAGAATGATAAAAATGATTGAAGTAAAAATACAAGAGAAAAACGATGAGGCTTTAACTTTTCGGTTGCCAAGCTCATTAAAGGAGAAGTTGCCGGGAGCTTATAGCGAAATAGATAACGGAAAAGAATATATTCGATTTAAAGACGGGAATGCCATAGGTCAGCTGATGAGAGATTTAGTCGAAATGTTTGTTTCAGGTAGAATTGAGAAAGCAAATACTGAGATAAGAGCTTTAAAGGAGATTGTAGAACATAATGCTCAGGAGCTTAAAGATAAGAACAAAACTCTAAACGATACCGTTAATGACTTTATAGCTTGTAAAGAAGGAGCTATTGAGCTATTAAAACTAATGAAAGAAGTTAAACCTACTCCTAAGCAAATGGGAGTAGTTGATATGAGTAAAATAAAGAAACTTCAGGAGGTGCTTTAAGTGAAAGATGAAGCGTATATACCCGATAAAATAAAGAAGTTAGTTTCATCTATATTTAAGCAGTTTGTGCCAGAAACAAATTTCGGTATGGATGGTGTAATTATAGAGAAAATACTTAACGGAGAGCCTCTAATAGATATAATAAGGTTCTGGATGAAAAATAACAGCTATGAGGAACCAAATAACATTGAAGAGCTATTAAAAACATTCGAAAAAATAACTACGGAGGAAAAAGAAAATGTTAAGCATAGATGAGTTAAAGATTAAGTTCGATCAGTTAGTTAAACGTCTTGATGAGGATGAATCTAAACAGCATTATGCTATGAGCAGATTAAAAACTATGTACGCCAAAATTGTCATCCGAATTAAAGATTTAATAGAAGTCTTTATGTCGGGAGATATACATTGGACATGTGGTTTTTGCGAACAAGCTCAGAAGGATATTTTTAAAGAGGTCGAACGCCTCAAAAAGTTAAGAACACAGCTTAGAGAGGTGATATTTAAAATATGAGTGATGACTTGTTTAATTGGACATCGGGAGAACAGGCCCCTAAAACCAAGCCTAAAAAGGAAAAGAAGCCTAAAACTAATAAACATCCATGTCCTTATTGTAGTGGAAAATATGTAGATATAAAAGGTCATATAGCTAATCAACATCCAGAAACGCTACCCGGAGGAAAGATTAAAGAAAAGGAACCTGAGATAAAAGCTAATCCAGAGAAGGAAAAGCTACAGCAGGAGCTTGTTAAAATGTTCCGTTATGCTATGAATGGCAGAAAGCAATATAAAAATCTTGGAGTTAATGATCCGGCAGAATTTGAAGCCTTATTTATATCTACACTATATAAAATATAACTTAGGTGAAATAACTATGGGAAGGTATTACGGGAATCGTCGTCAATTTAGAGAAAGATTAAGATGCGACAGCGATTATGGAACCGTTCTTAAAATCGCATATATAAGAACACAGATTAATAAAAAGCGGAAATGGGAGCCAATCGGTTTATATTGTCCAAACCATGAAAAACTATTTCCATTAGAATGGGAGTTTATAAACAGATTAAACTACATGTTCAGGAAATGGAATGGGTGGAAGTGGGAATCGAGGTTCAGAAATATGATTAAGCGCTACTTTTGGATGAAAGATTATAGATCGAGGAATCCGAAACCTCAATATTAAGGAAATAATTTTTTTTAACTTTATTTAATATTTTATACTACTTTTCGAAAAAAATTCCACCATGGGATGATATGAATATCCCAGAGGCGTTTTTTAGCTTGCCATCGAGTTTTGAGCTAAAAATAAAAAAAAGGTTAAGATAAGTTTAACTTATCTTTCATGTATTCTTTAGTGTCGTCGAGAATACTCTGCTGATTCTCATTAACCAGATCCCATTCTCGTACAACCCACACTAAGATTTGTTCGAGACCGTCCATATATTTTACCTTCTCAGGATCTGCTGTATCTCCTCTATGCTTAATAATAAAATCGGTTATCGATCGAAGAATATTTTTTAATACTGTCCCGGCAGAAGTATCAGGCATCTCGTCCGGTTTAACTCCCCTTAAAGTCATTATGGCAAAGTAGCTCAGGTTATCCATTACATAGGAAAATATAAACCAGACACCATTAAAGTCCTCTCCTATTAAAACAGGTAGCATCCCTTGTACAATTCCAATTATCTGAACTATAAGAAATACTAATAGTTGCGCGGGTGTTAGTATAGGAGCTTTAATCTTTCCTTTCCATGCTTTTTCTCCGGGTTTATTAATTTTCTCAGCCTCAGGTAGGGGCCTGATACCCACACTGTTTTCTAATACATCATTAACCATATCAACCACCAAATCCTTTAGCTTACTTAGAGCTGACTTTTCGTCCTCTTCGGCTATTTCCTCATCCTCAATTTCTTTATTTTCATTATTTTCCTCACTCATTTTATCACCTCCTTATTTTGATTCCAGTTTTTCAATTCTACTTTCTAAATCATTTAATTTATTAAATAAATCAGATAAAGTTATCGTATTTGCCTTCGATAGCTCTACCTCATTTCGAGCAGATTCTTTTTGCTCGGTAGTATTAATAGATTTATCTACGTCATCCGGATATATTATTTCCATTAAAACCATCCCACAATTTGTATATAGGCATTACCGCCACCACCAAAATTATACTCAAACCATCTAATAGCAGGATCAGCTAATGGTATAATTAATTGAACCTCAGCAGCCGCATTCATTACGTGGTTAAGTATATAATTTGTAAAAAGATAAGGTCTAAAAAAATCATTCGCAGCTACATTTCGATATAAAGCAATAACTATATTCTTATAACCGGCTGGTACAATAGCAGAAACATCCTTAATGTGCCATGCTCCATCTACGGTAAGAGTCGCACCTGTACTTGAGTAATCCCAGAAGGGAGCATCCCTCCATTGTATTAAATCTGATATTCTATTAGCTATTTGGCCTATTAACTCTGAATTTTCTTGATCAAGGGGACCACCTGATATAAAATAAATAGCATCATCTAAAATTATGTGCGATACCTTAGTTTGAGTGTTAAATTCAACCGCTCTTATAATATACTCACCAGTAATATCATTAGGAGAACTTGTAGTAATATTCGTATCAGTTATGGGAATATTAGCTCCTACTGTCATCGTTTCTCCTACTTGGAACATACCCTCAGTCGGATTCTTTATTTCTAAAACCAGGGTTAATAAATACTGCTGTTTAGAAGTTAGTGTGTTATCACATATAGTCTGGAGTTTGGCTTCATCCAGGATATTAGCATAAGTGTCCTTCTTAATATTATTTCCAGATCCTGATTCGACTCTTAATCTTGTAGTGCCTATGAAACCACCGAGTAAGACTACCTTATCAACTTTAATAGTCTCCTTTTCTCCTGTTATTGAGATGATATCGTCTGTCGCAGCTAAATTATACCCACTATCGACATCCAGATCATTACAAAGCAACTCTAAATCATTATTTAAATACCAGCCACCATATACTGAATTGGCGTACTCATCGAGAATAACTCTAAGGGTTTTATCAGCTTGGAAATTAATATATGGAATTTTATCATATTCTCCTATGCCGTATTTAAGCGCAGTCTGTTTCCAGTAGCAGTTCTGGCCTATTGTATATCCTGAATCCCAAGAATAACCAATAGCATCTACAGCACAGTACGAAACATTCGGCGTAACTCCTCCATTCCATACTCTTAATCTTAAATCATAAGCTGGACCTACGTTATTCGAAAATGCTATATCAGAACCAATTTGAACACCGTTTAAATATACATCATATTTATACTGAGCTAATCCTTTATAAGTTCCACTTGTTGATTCAAAATCAATTCTAAGGTGTGGAAAATTAAACGATCCTAATGGAACTGAATCGTAATCCGAATAAATAGTTGTGTATGTCGCAGCTCCATCCCACCACTGAATAGTTAAAAGACCGGCACTTGTGGCACTTGCGGTAATTCTTAACCTTAATAAACACACTCCGACACTATTTCTTATTTCATAATCTACTATCGAATGATTAGCTCCGCTTAGTTTATATGGATATAAATACATTTCTATTGTGCCAGATCCTTGTGTTCCAGCATTAAATACATCAATAAGATCAGCATCTCCTCCTGGAATTGAACTAACTCCTTGTATTATACCATAATGCCTATATAATAATATTGAGGCTACATAAACCCAATTAGTAGAAAGATCGAAATCTCCTGGAATACCACCATCCATATCGTATGTACCATAGAAATAATTTATATACGCTCCAGCGTCAGCTGTCGATATCACAGAATAGTTATTTATAAGATAATATACTATGTTAGCGAATGTATAGTTATAAAAATATTCATCCGGTCTTATCGAATCTATATCTTCGGCTTCTGATACACATTCAGCCTCTGTTTCGTCCATAAACTCTATATGTTTAACTCTGCCAGCAAATATATCCTGAGCTGAAGTCGAACCTCCAGAGGTGTAGTTATCATTTATAGTTATATCATCCTGCTCTCCTACGGCTACACTTTCTAAAAATCTGACATCCGCATAAGGATATTCTCTAATCTCTGTACAGATAACAGCTTCCTCTATATCATCTTCATCATGACTTGTCATTATACTTCCTCGAATACTATATTTCCTTCCCAAACTCTCTGGGATGCCTTAAATTGAAACGACTTAATTTTAACCTTAATATATTCTCTCATAACTTCACCTGAATCAATCCATTTTACATACTGGCCTTCGCCAGCAACATCATAAACAAATAAATATAAATCATAGCCATAACTTCCTCCTGAGGCCATATGTTTAAGTAAAAACTCCTTAACTTTATTATAATGATCCGAATCAGTCACTCCATCTACTTTCCTAATTATACATTCCATAGGAGCCATAGACTGAATAAATTTACCGGTATTAATTCTAATGCTGGTATGACCGGCGCTATGAACTACCCGATCCTTATTATCAACCTTATCTAAAAAATTCCGGGAAATTAAATAAATCCATCCACCAGCAGCACTTGGGCTTGCTTCATCTCCCGTACTCCAATTATTTGGCGTGGATGATAATTTTCCAATATAAACGTGATGTAAAACACTCATTGTCATTATGTTTTCCTCCTACTCCGTTTCTTTAATCTATATATTTGATAAAGCGTATTTTCAATTCCTTCTAATCGATCACGCTGTTCATCCAATTGAAATTGAACACTACTTCCTCCCATTCCTCCTAAAGCAGATGTACCAGCTCTCGTCTCTAACGGTATAACTGCTTCCTTCTTATACTCCTCACCTAATAGAGCTAAAGTAGGGGCCGTGACTATACCTCCTTCTTGTAGCTTTGCTATTCTTTCAATATTAACTCCAGGTATTAAATTAATGGCATCGATAAAGAAATTTATTATATCTATAATCCCATTAACGATCCATTTAATTCCTTCCATTAAACCTTTGAAAAGAAATGTTACGGCATCAACTACCCATTTAATACCGGCCGCGAACACATTTACCAGCCAATCTATTAATGGTCCCAGCCGCTCCATTACCACACTTAACGCAGCTGACAACTTCTCAAATAAAGGCATTAATGGTTTCATGATGGCAAGTATTACTTCGAACACTATACGCAGTGGTATTAGAGCAATCCGAAGTATAATGCCAATTACCTTACCAATAGATTCAAACACAGGCATTAACTCCATTAGGATTTCCAGCAAAGGTTCTATGGCTTCCATTAAAACCGGTAAAATCTCAGCAGCTAATGTAGCAAATAGAGCACCAATTATTTCGAAAATAGGAAGGAAAGGCTCCATAATTATAGATAATCCTTCGAATATAGCATCGAATAAAGCGAGAGGCCCAATTGACTTTTTCATTTTATCAAGGCCATCACCGAACATCTTTACTCCTTTAGCAAACTTACTTGACCCAATAGTTTCACCAAGATCCTCAACTGGTTTAAGGTCTTTAAAGACATCCATTACATCTCCTAAAGATTCCTCAACTTTAACTCCAAGAGTGTCTAAGAAATTATTCATAGATTCGAACTCCTTAGGCAGTCCTCCTAAGGCGTCGAGGAACTCATCAAAATTTAATTCATCTAATTCCTCCTGAACGGCTTCTATACTCTCACCAAAAGCATTTAAGCCATCTGATATTTCCTCTAATCTTAATAGATCCCGTGGATCCTCTGGGTCGCTCATTTATTATTTACCTCTCGGCTTTGGAAAGTCCTTTTTAAAGAATGTTGGATCGACATCCCAATCATCTGGTAAATCAAACTCAACATCCTCATCACCTTTCTGTTTAGCAAACATTTTTCTAATTATATAATCCGGCCTTCTTAGTGTGTAAGTTAGCCAAGCGTAGTTCAAAGCTCTACGATAATCTACAACAGTCATATCTAAGATATCGTCATCCGTATATCCTAATATGTCTCTTAATAGATATGTCTGATATTCGTATGGTATGTTAGCTCTTTCGGGATTCCTTATACAACCCATAAAAATTTGAGCCTCCTTAAAGAAGGCCTCATTCTTATGGGATGCTACAAAAAATCCCCTAACTGTGCCTCTATGAACAGCGCTTTCAATTCCTTAAAAGGTGTATCTATCGTGACTTTCGGCCCATTTTCTATTACTGCGTTTAAAAGTTTAACTATTAGATCCCAAGAATAATCCCCACTTCTTGCGGCCATTATTTCTTTAGGAGCAATGTTATTTTCCTTTAACGCTCTGAGGGTTAAGTCTTTTTTAAATACAACCTTATTTTTCTGCTCGTTTGTTTCTTTTGACATATTAATTCCTCCAATTTTAATTTTTATATTATTTAAAAAAATATTTTATGTAGTTATTAGAGCTGATGGATCGGGAAGGTCAACGAAATTACCTTTATAGCTTATAGCCATATCCTCACCTCCCTTAAACACAACAGATGCTTCCGATGATTCTCCTGCTGGCGCTATTGCTACAACATCATGAGAATCAACATAAACATTCGTGACTTGAATATACTTCTCCTCTCCTACAGTGTCATCAATATATAGGATCAAAGTTTGTTTAGCTTTATTCTCGTATGTCTTTTCAGCTTCTTCGAGTAGCGTCTTATCATTTACCTTACCACTTATAGTAAGAGTAAAATCGATGGCTCCACGCCAATGCTCAGTCTGTTCTAAATCAGAAAATTCCTGAATACTCTCATCAGGTAAGTCTATAACCATTTCCATAGTCTGTATTTTAAGACCTGTTATATCGACAGCATTCCATTTAATTACGAGCTCTCGAGCTGACTTACCACAATCTAATAATCCAGAATCATCCCAATTTGACCATCCTCCTACACCACTACCCCAAGCTTGATTGTGGAAATCGTTAGAACAACTCATAGCTTGAGTATTATCGCTAAAAGACGCCATCTTAATAGCTACGACCTCTTTCAATAGCTTCGCAGGTTCTACCATCAGTTTATATTGGGTTATTTTACCTCCTGTTAAAAGTCGATCTATGTGATTTGATCCTGCTTTATCGGCATTTCTATATTGAATCCATATAGTGTCCTCATCATCAAAATCACTAAAATCAGCATCAATAACTCCTGTTCCGGTTCCCCAGCTTCCTGAAACAGCTTTATGTGAAAAAGCTGCTAACATTAAAAATGGGTCACGTAAAGCCATTTCTAATGATCCAGTTCCCGGAGTTAAGGCTTCAGTGAATATACAATTCGGAATTAACGAATCGAATGTTCTTTCTACTGATTGTGTATATTGACCTTTTGGAGGAGGTAATGTTTTCATCTTATTGAATGGGATATTCTGATCTACCGAAGGATCACCTTGCTTATATCCACCACTCTCGATTCCCCAGTAAGCATAACTATCTATTCCTGTGTATGGTCCCATTTTTTATTTCCTCCTATTCTTTTATTTGGTTTAAAATCTCATTTAAGGATTTCAGCTCTCCTTCGTTATGAACTAATTGAGTTCGTAGCTGATTTAATCTCATCTGAGCTTGGTTCATCTGTGCTTCAAGAGATTGGATATTATTAACCAGGTTATCTCGAATGAGTTCCTTATCTTTAATTTTTTGTTCTACATTTTCTTTAAATTTTTCCATTTTTACTCCTCTAATTATTAATTACGATCCATTGATTTCTACGACCTAATCCCGTCTTTCCATTGGTAATTATATCGTAGGTATAATTCTTGGCTATTTCCAAGAAATACTCATTATACTCTAAAACTATTATTCCGTCTTTTTTAAGATGTGTTTTCATTAAATTAATATAATTTATAGATTTATTATAAATTTCCTCATTATAGATAAATAATTCATATAAAATACAATCAAACTTACCACTCGGAATATTAGTAAAGGCATTAAGATTGTGAATAGTAAGTTTTTCGTTAGTATGGAGTTTATTGTATAATCCTATTATATCCTCCTCTATTTCATAGACTATAAGGCTATTAACATTTGGATTATTAAGAATTGTATTTACCGACGTTCCCATTCCTAATCCTATGTTTAAAACATCCCCTTTAAATAAATCTTTAATAAGCTCATATTTTTCTATGTCGTAATCATATCCTATAGTATGCTTATTAAATCTCATAATCTTTTTACCATGCTTATATAAAATCTCAGCTTTGCCATATGTTTCTATTATATTCTCACCATTACTATGATCTGGAAATCTCATGGATTATGACCTCCTGCTATACTATTTCCGACAGCCGTAATTATCCCGTTGCTAACAGTCACACGAAAATTAACCCCGTCATCAAACCAACCACTCCATCCTGCACTTCCATTAACTGAAAAACCTCCAACAGCATCTATAACTCCAGAGAAATATCCGTCCTTAAATTTAAGATTATTTGCGGAATCGCCTATATCTATTTGGTCAGTTGTTTCAGGTCTAACGGTTTCTTGGGCTACACCATAATTTAAACCTATTTCTAAATGTTGCGCGGCATTCTTAGTTATGCCGTGAAGTTTCATAATCCTATTTATTCTGTCATATTTAAAAGTAAATCCGCTTAATCCATAAAATAAAAGTGGAGGAGGATCAGTAGTAGAAGCGCCTATTTCTACCCCATTAGAGCCATTATCATCAATAGCATACATCATAGAAATCAATTGATATGTAGAATCGCCTTGGTATAAGTTAGTATAGTCATCGACATTTGTGGTAGCCGTAGAACTTACGACCATACTCTTTTGGACATAGAAACCTGGAAATAGCGGAGAGTTTCCTATAAGAACGTCTGCATTCGAACCTCTAAAATATAATCCAGAACTATTTTGATTATTTGTAGCAGTAAACGATCCTGTCAGATAAAGTCTTTTAAGAGCTGTAGTATATGTAGCTATATCTCGAGTATAATTAGCATCTAAAATAACATTTTTACTAAATTGTATGCTCGTTGTAGGATTTAAGATTAGATTAGCTGTCGGAGTTATTAATAGATTACACGATCCTATTGTAGTTATTTCTGGCACATCAGATGAAGTTAATATTCTAATGTAATCGTCTTCATCCGCATTAGCTATTATATCAATTCCTACTGACGAAGCTATTTGTGAAATGCCTGTATCACATTTAAATCCTAATATTTCAGCTCCCGGTGCAAATAGAGACATAGTGACTTCTGAGGCATCATCAGATTGAATTATCATAGTTGGCGATCCTATAAGTTTAAGTGAAAGAATACCAGCGCTTCCGAATTGCCAATTACGAGCAGATACACCATCGGGAAGTAAATTTATTTTTCCTGATGTAGCAAAATTGAAATCTCCTCCATTTGAGTTTATCCCGTCTAACTGGAGTGTGTCTCCGTCATGCGTTCTATTAGTTGTAGCTTGGTGGTCAATATCTCCTGAAACAGTTTTAGCGTGATGATCTGAAGCGCCTATATTAGTAAGCGAAGCATGATCTTTTTCATTTAAATCTGCCAAATTCAGTTCTCCGGCAGTCGTCTTACTATGATGCTGATCCGTAAGAACGTTAGTTAATGAGGCATGATCTTTCTCATTTAAATCAGCTAAATTAATATCTGCGGCTACAGTTTTAGCATGGTGATCTGAAGCACCTATATTCTGTAAATCATTATGATTTCGAGTGGTTATATCAGTTAAATTATCTATATGAGCATTAGGTAGAGCACTATGAGTTGCTATATCAGACGCTACAGATGCTTTAGTCGCAGCATCCTGATTATTTACAGGATCCAGCAGATTTTTAATAAGATTACTCCCGGCATCAATATATCCACTATTAGTATAAAATACTATATTTTTTCCTACAACATTCGTTTCAAGCTTTAAATCAGCTCCCGATGATTTTATTGTTAAATTATTCCTTCCCGTAATAGTATTCGTTCCACCAAGTGTGTCTCTTAATAGTACAATACCATCGGATAATGGAGCGGAGGCTTTATCTCTAACTTCGATAAATACCGACGTCTGATTAGATACAAAGGAGAATTGAGAACCGGCACAGTCAAAAGTAGTAGAGCCGGCAGTCGCAAAGTTAAATGCTCCTCCATTAGAATTAACACCATCAAATTGAAGTATATCACCATCATGAGTATGTGTTCCGGGACCAGTGACTTGATCATCTACATACTTTTTAGTCGCAGCATCCTGATCTAATGTAGGATCTGCCATATTAACTATTTTACCTTCGGCCCCTATAAACGTTAATATTGGAACATCTAAAACCGTCGATAATTCTATATAATCATCGACATCACCATTAGCTTGAAGTCTTATTTCGTGAGAAGATATAATGTCGAGCTTATTATTGGTTTTTTGCCACCATATATATGCACCATTACTAACATCCTCTATTAATCCTATGCCGACTGATCCAACATAATCAGATTTTATACCAATAACTCCTATTCCGCCTATACAATTTAACACTGGAAATGTAAATCCTGTAGGATCATCTGTAATTTGAATATATCTTGTCGTAATACCCTCAGTTTTAAAATTTAAATGACCTGAGGTAATAAAATCGAAATCTCCTCCATTTGAATTAACTCCATCTAACTGGAGGATTTCTCCATCGTGAGTATGAGTATAAGGATCATTGCTAACGTATTCTAATGCTCCGTTAGCAGCATTCCATCGTAGTATATCCCCATCATTAGGGGCTGCCATACTACATTCTAACTTAAATAAGATTGTCCCATCTGACTTTTTGATCTCAAATGGACAAATTAAACTATATCCCGGATAACTATAAAGGCCAACTCCGGGAGAAATATCTCCTAATTTCTGTATTCTTATAAACGTCCTATATTTATTAGTTCTACGCTTTCGATCTATGCTACGATATGAGAACGCTAACGTAGATGATTCTAAAATACTTAAAACATCTTTTTCTAAGGCCGTGCGCTTAGCCATAGAACTATTTCTAATTTCTATAA